ATTCGGGTATTAACGGACACCCATGTCCGTTATTCGGGTATTAACGGACACCCATGTCCGTTATTCGGGTATTAACGGACACCCATGTCCGTTATTCGGGTTACCCCTTAGTTATTGCACCCATCACCCGATATATTGCCCTTATGTCTTCGAGCGGCAATTCCAAGTCGGGGTATATGCGTTTGCCGCGGCCGTTGGTGGCCGTGTTGAGCGCGGACAGCCTTACGCGCGTATTGTCTTCCGACGGATAGGCTAGCCGTATTGTTCTAGTGTCCGCCGTCATGATTAGGTACTTTCCCCCTGCCATCATCGCCCCAGCGGTGGGCAGTACGAAAATGGTATCGCCCGATGTGTACTTAGGTGCTGCATCCTCGCTGTGGTATTCGATGCCGACACATCCAGCGAAGTACGGCACGGACACGTGGCCGATAGTCGGGTAGTTGTCGGGCGTGAGTGCCGCGCCCCTGTCCGCCTGCGCGTACACGTTGAGGATGGGCTGCGCATCGCGCCGCTCGCCGATGCCGAAGAGGTCACGCCCGACTATGGCCGTTATCTCGTAGAGGTAGGCATCTTTGAAATTGTTTGCGAGAAACCGCGTGTTAAGCCCTTGCCGCGATATTCCCAGCCTTTCGGACAGCCACGTTAGGTTTACTTTGTTGGATAACAGAATTTCTCTTACTTCGTCTCCTGTCATAATATATTTTTTTATTTGTTCAATATTTCTATATCATTATCGCCAAAAATAAGTTTCATAACTTGCTCTTTCTTATCCTTCCGTAGCTTTATCTGCAATATGGCCTCCGTGCTGTCGTCTTCTAGCGATTTAGCCGAAGAGTACACTTCGGGATATGTGATAATATCAATTTCCCGAATTGAAAGAGCATGTGCAAGATTTGAAAGTTGTGTTAAGCTCAATTGTACAGAGCCGTTCAAAATCTTACTGAATTGCGATGGTGAGGTATCTAGGTATGCCGCCATAGCTGCTTGTGTTAACCTCCGTTCATTCATGATTTTACGGATATTTCCGATAATTATTTCCGTGAACATAAATTTTGTGCTTTTGTGGTTATAAAATTACTAATTGATTATCAATAAGTTATAGACTTTTTTGAAATTTAGATGCAAATTTTGAACGAAAATATTTCATAATTTGAAACTTTGTTTGTATCTTTGCATCAGAAATCAGAAACAAAGATATTAATAAGTTTCTAAAACGCACAAACTTTTGTGCAAAAATAAGAACCGCGTATGCGGTGGTTCCCCTGCCTGATGGGGCTGTAAGGCTCACGGAATAGTCCGACATAGAGCCGATGCAGAGGCCAATCGTAGAAGCAAGCAGCCCCTTGGGGGGCGAGGCAAGCAGCGAGGAAGAAAGTGATAAGCTAAGAAGAAACAATGCTTTATATTTCTAAGCATAGGCAGGCGCCGTCGCATTCGGCGTAATGGTGGGCGAACAATAGTAACCCCGAATAAACCATCATCGGTTAGCCTGCCACTAAATTTAAATCAGGGTAATTATGACAGAAGAAAAAAAGCCAGTTGTCCCCACGCTGCGTAACATGGAGGTTGGGGATATTGAGAAGTGGCCTATCGAGCGGATGGAGGTAGTCAGAAACTCTGTAAACCGCTACATGGCACAGAATAGGCGCAGCGGTGTTCGGTTCGCGCTCCGCTGTATTGAGTATGATGTAACGATAACGCGTACGGCATGAACACGGACGTAAGGATGTCGTGTTATGGCACGATAATGCGCGTAATGAACGCGGAAACGTTCAGCCAAAATCAAGCCGCCCGAATTGTGGGCGGCAAAATGCGGCTTGAACATCTGATAAGGGCAGGTAGAGTTCGTGCAATCAAGGCGAACGACACCGCCCAAAACGGACGTTGGCGGATAAACGCCGCGGACGTGTTGAGAAATGCGCGTGCAGTTGACAGATGTGCGCGTATATCAGTCCTGTAATCTTCATAGTAACTTCCACCGCATTGCGGTGGTTCGCAACTCGGCGTTGGGAGGGGCGGTAATTGCAAAGAAACCTAAGTCCGTACGGATATGGTGAGCGGTCAACGCAATACAGCCATCCTCGCGTAAACATCGTATGAGCGAGTGAGAGCCAGAAATGGTATCGCGGTGCGGCCTAGCTCTACACATATACATACACATATACACTTGTGTAGGGTGTAGGTTAGCATTCCCAGAAGAGACGCGATTTAAAGGGCGTGCGACCTAGCTGTGGGCGAGAGAACACACTCTCGGATAAAAAGTGAAATCACGGGAGTAATGTCACGTGTGTGCAGCCATAAGGTTAAGCTGCATTTAAAATAAATGGACGAAGATAATGAATAAAAAATATATAGGTAGCTGGCTGGACAGCCGCAGCGTGTTTTTCTCGAAAATATCAGGCGAGCGCATAACAAGGCGTGATGTTATCTTAACCCACACCATCGTAATAGGTATGATGCTAGGTGGGTTTATCATCGAGCATCATCCGCTCGTGTCGCTCGTAGCTGTGGCCGTCGTGGCTTTAAGCGTAAAGAGATTGAATAAGGGTTAACATGTATTAGTTGTTGGTAGATTTGGTTATTTAGTTTATTTTTTATGGCGCAGCAGGAGTGCGGACAAGTGATTGCCTGGGCGGTTCAATTCCGCCGCGTCAACAATTAAGCTCATGTGTTTTTCATAGTAGAATGATTTTTGTTTTAGTAGTTTTGGAAATCGGACGCGCGTAGCCGTGAGGTTGTGCGCGTTTTTTTTACGGACATCTAGCTGTCCGCGAATGGTAGCGCGGAGCGTCTAAGGCACGGGAACGCATAGGCCGATGTGGTTCAATTCCATAATGTCCACGAATTTAAACCAAAATTAAAAGCTTATGGTATACGAATTTAGAACACTTCGTGCCGACGAGATAGAGTGTCGCGTCGGCGCGGTGACGGATAAGGGCGTAAGCCTTCTGATGTACAAGGATGCGCGTGTCGATATGCGCTTACTTGACGAAGTCGTGGGCGCAGAGAATTGGCAGCGTAAGCACGAGCTTATCGACGGCCAGTTATTCTGTACCGTCTCAATCAGGAACGAAAAGGGCGAATGGGTCGGTAAGCAGGATGTTGGCACGGAGAGTAATACCGAGAAGGAGAAGGGACGCGCATCAGATGCGTTTAAGCGCGCGTGCTTTAACTGGGGTGTAGGGCGCGAGCTGTACTCTTGCCCCTTTGTCTGGGTTAACCTAGCCCAGAACGAGTGGAAGGCAAACGCCTCTGGTAAGAGCCAACCGCGCGTTAAGTTCCATGTGAGCGAGATTGCCTACGATGACAACAGGAATGTGTCGCGCCTTGTTATTGTTGACGACAGCGGGAAAGTGCGATTTACATTTGGGGGTGGTACGCCGCAACAGCAAGGGGCGCAGCCTCAACAACAGCCTCAACAACAACAGGCACCGACACAGCCAACACAGCAAAAGGCTGATTACGAAAAATTAAAGAATGTTCTGTTGCAGGTCGATAAAGTTAAAACACGGCAGGAGCTAATCGCCATTTATAACGCTAATCTAGCGTTAGGCGGATGCAAGCAGTTTATCGATGCTTGTATTGCTAAGCAGGCGGAGTTGAGAGAAATGCAAGAAAAAAAATGAAAACATGGCAGTACAAAAAATTTTAGATTATTCTTTTCGAGAAGAATTAGTATCTGCTTTGATGGACGGCGGGTTTGGTATTGACAAGGCGCAAAAAATCGTTGATAGTCGTCGACGAGTGGCCGTTAAGGAGGGTGTAATTGCTATTCTGGGAAAGGTAATCAAACTTTTGAGGGAGGAGAGGTTTGAAGAGCTAAAAGAAATGCTAGCCTTCTCACCTGCTGGCGATGGTTACGGATGTGATAATGATTATATAGATTTTTCAAGCCTAGACCAAACTTGTCGTTCAAATGGATTAGATAAGGATTTTTCGGATATTGGTACAATAATAGATTTTTTTAAATAAAGATGAGAAGTGAAGTCTTAAAGAAAAGCGCGGTGATATTCGACCCTACCGCGCACACCTACACGCTAGGGGATAAAAAGTTAAGCGGCGTTACGGCTATCGTAAAGTGGCTATTCCCCGATACGTATAAGGACATACCAGCGCACATCCTCAACGCAGCCGCCGAGCATGGCTCGTTGGTTCACGCTAAGTGTGAGCTATACGACGCTATGGGCGTGGGTGACGATATGGAGGAAGTGCAGGGTTACATCCGCCTGTTGACGGATGCGGGGCTGAAAACCCTAGAAAGCGAATACCTTGTCGACGATGGCGCGGCCATAGCATCAAGCATAGACAAAGTCTTCGAACCAGATGCAGATGGCCTGTACACATTGGGAGACATCAAATGCACGTCAAAGATACACGTGCAGAACGTCACCTTACAATTATCCATATATGCCGCATTGTTCGAGAAGAACAACCGCGGTAAGAAGGTTGGTAAGCTATATGTCGTATGGCTGCCAAAAGCGCAATACGGCAAGCCGCAGCTTATGGAATTGGAGCGCATTCCAAAGGCGGCATGTACCGCCATCATGAAGGCGTACCTGGCAGGTGAAGACCCAACGCCATTGCGCGATAAGTACTTCCCGAAGGATGACGGACTGAAAGAAGAGCCGTTGCCCGATGATTGTACAGATATGGAACAGGAACTCGCCAATATCGAAGTTAGCATTAAGACGCTAAGCGAACGTAAGGACGAGATTAAAGCTAAGCTGTACGAGCGCATGGTGTCCGACGGCGTTAAGAAATGGACGGGCAGTGCGCTTGTCCTGACGCGCAAGGCGGACAGCACGCAGGAGCGTGTCGACAGCACTAAGCTGAAAGCATCTTATCCTGATGCCTTTGAGGCATGCAAAAAAGTCGTTAACGTCAAGGGTAGCCTAGTCGTTAAGGCGGTGGAGACTGAATAATATTAAAACTTACGATTATGGGTAAGACCATGAACAAGGTGTTCATTGTCGGCTATGCTGGCGGTGACGCCGAACAAAGGACGACACAGGGCGGTGTCAAGTACGCCCGTGTGTCGCTGTCAACCTCGTACGGAGGTTATAAGAAACAGGACGGCACGGACGTGCCAGAGCGTACGCAGTGGCATCATTGCGTAGGTTGGAGCGGCATGGCCGACACGATGGGGCGGCTCGTCAAGAAGGGCATGAAGTGCGCCGTTACTGGCCGTATCGAATACGGCACATACAAGAACGCGCAGGGCGTTGACATTCCCACCACGGAGATAGTGGTAGAGGAGCTAACGCTGATGAGCCAACCCCAAGCGCAAGGGGTGCAGGGGCAACAGCAAGCACAGCCTCAACAACAGCCCCAAGCGCAGTATCAGCAAGGGAACTATCAGCAGCAGCAGCCGCAGCAGCAATACGCCCCACCGCAGCAACAGCCGCGGCAGACACAACAGCCGCAGCAGTACGGCGGTTATCAGCAGCAGACACAGCAATATGGCGGCTATCAGCAGCAGACACAGCAATATGGCGGCTATCAGCAGGGCGCGCAGCAGTTCCCCCCGAACGTGAATGAAGACGGATTGCCATTCTGAATTATTTAATATGAAAAGTGTGCTAATGGAGAAGAGGGACGGCAAAGTATCGTTAGATACCGACTTGGAGTTCCTCTTCTCCACACTTCGGAATGGCCGCTATATCATCAGCGTTAAGCGCGCCAGTGAGAGGCGCACGATTGCACAGAACGACCTCATGTGGTCGTGGTTCTCGTGCATCGAGGAGGAAACAGGCACGGCCAAGAATGACGTGTATATGTATTATTGCAAGAAGTTCTTGTGTAAGGTCATTAGCGTTGGTGAACGTATGGAGAAGATATGTCAAACTTCGTCAATGCTCAATACCGCGCAGATGGCCGACTTCTTGAAGAAGATACAGGCGGATGCTGCGGCAGAACTGGGAATAATGCTGCCTATTCCCGAAGATAGATACTTCGACGATTTTTATAACAAATATAAAACTTAAATAACATGGAGTTCAATAAGGTAAGTCTCACAGACAAGTACACGCTTAACGCCACGTATGTAAATGCTGATGGCGATACGATAACGTTATCGGGGTGTAATGCCGTTCACCCCGACTTGCTAAACGCGTTCCGCGCATTAGTGCCGCACTTGGCATTATTGACCGAACATCGTGAGGCGTTTAACAAGACATTGCTCGACTTGGAGGAAGAGAAAGAAAACAAGGGTAAGAATAACGTGTATAAGCGTATCGGTGTTACGAGCGTAACGATAGGTAAGGAAGATGTTATCTTGTTCGGCCGGCGTGTAACCGATAACGGCGAGGTCATTAAGCTCGTCAGTCCCAAAGTAAACTTGGATAGCAGTATATACGAGCATAATAACTCTTTGTCCTTGGCGGTCGAGGGCTTGAAATACGAGGCTAAGCTGTACGTCAAGGAGAAAAAGTGGAAGTACATACAAACTACGTTGGAGTTTGTCGAGGAGAAGAAGGCGGATGTGGAAGAATATCCGTTTGACAACGTGCAGGCCGACGAGGTGCCGCGCGTCAGTGTCGAGTTCTCCGCAGATGTGCCGCCTGTCGAAGAGAAACCGAAGAAAAGGCGAAAGACAAAGATAGTTAAGATGAATTGATATGACTGCTAATGTGATGCGCTATGTGCGCACTCCTAACTGCTATAAGGTGTTGTTCTCGTACCATCCGCGGCTTGTCGAGTGCGTCAAGCGCATTCCATGCGTGCATTACAAGTGCATTGAGGGTGAGAAATTTTGGGAAGTTCACCCAGAATTTGAAAGTTACCTCCGCCTTATGGAGGACTGGGCTAAGCGTAAGGGGTATGTCAGCGGCGTATGCTGGGAGAAGGACGAAGAGCCTGTTGAGAGTTACGAAGTGCCGCCACTCCCTGACCTCGACGTGCCGCACAACATGACGTTAGAGCCGTACGAGTATCAGCGGCAGGGCATCGCCTACGCGTTGGAGCATAAGCGGTGCATCATGGGCGACGAGCCTGGCCTTGGCAAGACCGCGCAGGCCATCGGTACGCTTACGGCCAGCGGCGCATGGCCTGCCTTGGTGATATGCCCCACGGCGTTGAAGGTGAACTGGCAGCGCGAGTTCATGAAGTTCGGCGGAGTGCAGGCCGTCATCCTCGACGACAAGAACAAGGCCACCTGGCATAACTTCTGGCACACGATTAACCAGAAGGGCGAGCCGCTGGCCAAGGCGTTTATCGTCAATTACGAAAGTTTGAAGAAATTCTTTGTGACGAAAATGAGCGACAGCCCGCGGTTCCAGTTGCGCGGCGTACACTTCGACGAGCGTATCAAGCTGTTTCGTTCGGTTGTGATAGACGAGTTTCACAAGTGTAAGAGCAGCAGGACGCAGCAGTCCAAGTTCGTTAAGGCGATATGCCAGGGCAAGGAGTATGTGCTTGGCCTGACTGGTACGCCTGTGGTAAACAACAACTTCGACCTCATAATGCCGCTTAACATCATGGGACGGCTGGAAGACTTCGGGGGCTATAACCGCTTTGTCGAGCGTTATTGCGGCGGCAATAACGGGGCTAGCCACGTTAAGGAATTGAACTTCCTGCTTAATAAGTGGTGCTTTTTTCGCAGGCAGAAAAAAGACGTGTTGAAGTGGCTGCCCGATAAAACACGCACTTATCTGAACGTGGACATTGACACACGTAAGGAATATGCCGAGGCACAGCGCGATATGATTACCTACTTACGTGAGTATCGTAATGCGGACGATGCCAAGGTGGAGCGTGCGTTACGCGGTGAAGTGATGGTTAAGATGGGACTTTTAAAACAAATATCCGCCAAAGGCAAGATTAAGGCCGCCACGGAGATTATCCACAACACCATCGACGGCGGCGACAAGCTTATTGTCTTCTGTTTCTTAAAGCAGGTTGTGGCAGACTTGAAGGCCGAGTTTCCCGACGCGGTGACAGTCACGGGCGAGGACGACGACAAGGCCAAGCAGCGCAGTGTAGATGCTTTCCAGAGTGACGACAATACGCGGCTAATCATCCTTAACTATCGAAGTGGTGGTACTGGGTTGACGTTAACGGCCGCGTCTAACGTATTGTTTGTCGAGTTCCCCTGGACGTATTCCGATTGCTGTCAGGCGGAGGACAGGGCGCACCGCAATGGCCAGAAGAACGCGGTAACGTGTACTTACCTGCTTGGTAGCAATACGATAGACGAATATATGTATAATATCATCCAAACAAAAAAGGACATAGCTAACGGCGTAACTGGCACTATCGAGGACATCGAGGAGCGTAAGGTATCGATGCAGCAGATGGTGATGGATGCGGCATTGGATATGTTCAAAGGTCAGTATTAAGAAGTTATGAAGTTAACCGAGAGCCAAATTCAAAAGCAATGCGTGGCATGGTTTCGCTTGCGTTTTCCAAGCATCGAGCCGCTGTTTTTCAGTGTCCCCAATGGTGGGGCGCGCAACGTGTGGACGGGGCGTGTCATGCGTGAGGAGGGTGCGCGCGCAGGCGTGGCCGACCTCATCCTGCTGATACCGAAGGGCGGCTATGCCTCGTTGTGCATCGAAATGAAGACGGCTAAGGGTAAGCAGTCGGCCGCGCAGGTGGCATTCATGGAGCTGGCACGGAAGATGCGTAATAAGTATGTTGTATGCCGTTCTTTTGACGAATTTCAAAAAGAGGTTAACGAATATCTAGGGCTATGAGTTACGGCGACTATATCGATGACTTCTGGGCGAACGCTGACACGTTCGGGCTTGATGCAGGGCAGACCGCATTTTGGTTCGCCTTGTTTACCCTTTTCGGCCGTGCCGATTTCCCCGACCGCCTGCCCGTGGACAATGCTACATTGTGCGGCATGCTTGGCGCGGACGAGCGCAGCGTGCGCCGCTGGCGTGACGGCCTTGCGGACAAGGGCGTTATCGGATGCGAGAGGGGCGCAGGGCGAAAGCCGCCGACGTACATTATCGACCGGGCCAAGATACAGCCACGCGACCCTAAGCCCGATGTTGAGAAGTCCGTAAACAAAGGGGTTGAGGACCGGGCCAAGCCTCAACCAAAAAACGAGAAACTAAAACTAAAGCCAAAACAAAAACCGAGGTCTAAACGTAAGCCGAAGACCGAGCAGGACGGCCAGATACTCATACCCTTCAAAGAGGATAGGCGGCCGAAGGTGGTAAGGCAAGAGCCGCCGCCCCCGACCATCGAGGAAGTGGAACGGCTGTTTGCCATGAACGGCCGCACGGAGGACGAGGCTAAGGAGTTCTTTTATTACTACGATGCCCAAGGCTGGCATACGTCGGCAGGGCAGAAAATTCAGAATTTAGACAGCATGGTTAACCGCTGGTTAACTAATGGAAAAAGAAAACTAACGCAAACAAAACCGCAATATGGAGGAGGTGATACAGAGCTTGACAAGCGGCGCGAGAGAAATATCCAAGCCGCGCAATACATCATATCTTCGCTTGACGAGGACTAGGGACGAGTGTATGGCATTCTTACAGCGGTGGGGCGCGAGCAGGCAGCTGGAACTCACTGCCGACCCCACATGGTGTTGTATGGGCGGAACGCCCACGCTAACGCAGGTGAGCAATGTCTACGGCAATCGGTTGTCGGTTAATTGGTTAATATCCATGCTTACCGACTTTCAGAACGTCGTAGGTATCAAGGAGGACAATAAGCTCGGCATCAATGCTTTGGCCGAGATTAGCGAGATGTTGTATAACAAGTACAAGCATTTGAAACTGGCCGAGTTCATGCTGTTCTTTCAGCGTATGAAATTCGGCGATTATGGCAAGGTGTACGGCAGCATTGACTTCGCCTATATTGCGCGTGCCTTGCGGCAGTTCTGCGATGACAGGGCGATAATCATAGACCGCGAATTGCAGCGGCGGCGCGAAGAGGAATACCGCGAGAGTTTGGCGCGGTCTGTATCGCGCCAGGAGTACGAGCGTATGGTGGCCGAGGGGTGGAAACCTGCGGCCGAATAATGGTGGCCTATGTACTTTGTCACGATATATTATCGCAGCCGCGATATGGATGCCATACGCACCATACGTGAGCGGTTCGGGTTTGAGCAGGCCATGAGCGTTAACGGCACGTGGCCAGTGATGGTGCGGCATGAGGACTGGCAATTGCTTTGCGAATGTGAGAGCCGCGGTTATATTGATATTCGCTTATTCGTAAACCAAAACAAAATGAAAGCAAGTGAACTATTTATAAAGACTGTTTCGGACTTTCTGAAGGCCGAATGCGAGAAAGACAGGCAGTTCGCCGCGAAGATGGCGGCGCAGCCAGAGAAAACGCCAGAGGCCGTGTGTAACTATATCATGGCCGAGGTGAGTAAGTCGAAGAGGTGCGGCTTTGACGATGCCGAGATATACGGCATGGCGCGCCACTTCATAGACGAGAAGGAGCTGAAAGACCCAGGGAGCGGGGCGAACAACGTCAGCAAGGTTGTTGTCAACTCTGCTGCGGACATGTCCGAGGAGGATAAGGCCAAGATACACGAGGAGGCGGTGCGGCGGCAACAAGAGGCGTTGGAAGAAAAGCGGAAAGCCGACGAAGTGAAGAAAGCCAAGCAGGAGAAGGAGCGCGAGGAGCGGCGGCTGGCCAAGCTGCGCGAAAAGCGCGAGAAAGAGAACGCAATGCAATTGGACTTATTCGGCTGATGTATGGATGTCAGATATTGGGGGCTGTGCGAAAGTTGCGCGCATGCCGTGAATATGGGCTACGGCACGGAGTGCGAGTACAGCCCAGAGGGTTGTAATGGCCGATGGCGGCCGCTAAACGAAAAAGAAAATGAAACCGAAGACGAGAATACAGCGCGAGGTATTGGCATTGTCTAGCGAATTGCCGCCGATTAGCGATGCGGCTAAGCGTTGGGCGAAAAGTAAGCCCTTCCGAAATATCGGCCTTATGCGGCGCGCGCCGCACTCGACAGAAGACGGAGTTGTGCGCTGTCAATGCTGCGGCAATGTTTATATATTGGAAGGCGGAGTGAGAAGGTTAGGCAGGGGTAACTTCTCAAAATGCCCGAAATGTGGTGTTGAGCTATACCTGTCGCAAGTGTCTAAGTTGTCCAAGACAACAGATGCCGCACTATGCACAATAGTACAATCATACAAGGGTTGGCAGGTATTCCGCACGATGCAGGCGGAGCGCGAGAATGACATATCAAAATGTACGGAATATCGGTTTACGGAGGTCTTTCAGAATTGGATAGCCGAGGATGGCAAGGAGGTTATCGTCGGCCACGGCTGTGCGCGCGGCATCAATTACTTTCATTGGAAGTTCGACGAGCCTATGAGCATTAGGCAGCATAACGACGGCGGTAGCGGTGTGTACGTGTTTGAGGACGTCTATGCCGTGGAAGGTAATTACCTATATCCGCGCATGTCGTTCACGCCGATACTGCGGCGTAACGGCATGTCGGCCGCGCTGATGCGGTCTAGGGATGCCGCCCCCTTGGTGTTGACAAGGCGGCTGCTTACCGACCCATTCGTGGAGGAGTTGGTCAAATGCGGTCAGCGCGCTGTGCTGCTGCACTGGCTGAATAGTGGCGGCAGGATAGCCGACCGCACGAGCTGGCAACACGCCATACGGATATGTGTGCGCAATGGTTATGTCGTAAATGATGCTGGCTTGTGGTTCGATACGCTGGATGCGTGCAGGGAATTAGGGCTTGACACGCATAGCCCGAAGTATGTATGCCCTAGCGATATGGGACGGATGCACGACCGCTTAATGGCTCGTATCGCTAAGGTACGGCAAGAGAGGGAGTTGAAGGAAAAGCGTAAGGGGTTTAACTCGTTTGAGCGAAGTTACGCCAAGCGCATGAGCAAGTACTTCGGCCTGTCGTTGTCGATAAATGGCATTACCATTGAGCCGCTGCGGTCTGTACACGAGTTCATGGAAGAGGGCGAGGCGATGCACCATTGTGTTTGCGATATGGGCTATTACGATGCCAAACGCCACCCGAACAGCCTCATCCTATCCGCACGTGATGCGGACAGCGGAGAGCGTATCGAGACAATCGAGGTCAATACGAAGAATTGGTATGTCGTGCAATCGCGCGGCGTGTGTAATGGCGATAGCCCCAGGCACGCCGAGATATTGCAGATGATGGAAGATTTTATGCCGCAGATACGCGCCGCGGCAGTAGCTGGATAGACTTTAAAAAAAAATAATGGAAATGGAAACAAGATACAGATTGGTAGATACGGCCAATAATAAGTGCTGTATCTTCGTAACCCCAACCATCCGTATAGGATGGCTTACATCGACATGATGGGGCATAACTTGAAGGAGGTAGAGGCGTACGACGAGTTTATCGAGAATGTGGGGCATGACGTGTTGGCCTACATCAAGCTGCGAATTGTCACGGCGGCCATAAATGGTGATTGGCTAGCAGAGTTTGGCGAGAATGAAGTGCGCTACTATCCTACGGCCTATATCTATTCGAAGAAGGAATACGAGAAAAATGTGTTTGACAAGGCGGACTTGGTGGTGGGTAACGTGTATAATAACGATAGTTTCGCGATAATCGAGCCGAACAAGTGCAGCGGTACGCACACCATTCCCGATACATTGGCATTCGCCAGTTACGAGCAAGCGGTGTTCGCAATATCGCATTTCAAAGGCCTATACGCCGATTACTTTTTCGGCAATAAATAAAAACGCTTATCACTTTTAAATATTTCATATCTTTTCAGGGGGACGCGTGGCCGTGAGGCCGTGTGTCCCCGTTTTTTTTGTTTTATTCCGCCATGAAAAAAACTACCCAAGTGTTAAATAAGTGTTAAATGTGATAATATACTTGCACATAATAAATAATTATCGTACCTTTGCAATGTAAGAAATAAACAAATAACAATTTTAAAAAGGTGGGGTCACACCGAAACAACGACAAAAAGATATGAAAAAGCAAATTAACAAGAACCACAAATTTGATGTAATGTTTAACAACGACACAATGAGCGACAGCAAAGGTTTTAACGCAAGCTACGAATACTGCCTTGACTATATCAAAACCTACAATGGAACGAACGAAAGCTACTTCGAAGATTATAAGGGCGGTATAGTTAGTATATACGACATCACAGACGACGAAGAGGTATACTACGAAGAAGTAAGATAATAACGGATTTAATAAATTTAAAAAGCTGCGCTATCGGCATGACGGGCAATTTATATGAAAAAGAATGAGTTTATAAAATTGGCAGAAGATAAGGGGCTTAACCTAGTAGAAGTAACACAGGGTGTAAATGGTTACCCTAGTGGAGTTTACAAGGCCATTACAGGCTTTGAGAATTTTGAAGAGGCGGAAAGCCTCGCAAAAAAGTTCGGTTTGGAAGTAGTGGAATTGCGCAGCCGCGACGGCTGGCAGTTTTACGAAAAAATCGGACGAAGGTATAACGCTTTTGACGAGTACGAGGTTTACCTGTCTGACGAATACGACCACTACGAATATATGAGCTTTGACGAATTTTGCAAGCAAGAGGACGTGCTTGGAACTCTTGCAGAGGCTAGTAGTTTTGATGAGATGGAGGCTAATCTAGAATACTATAAGACCATTTACGAATATATCCAAGATTTGAAAGAATGCGAGTCGGTGGTGGTGCATCGTGAAAGCGGTCAGGTCGAGATTGCCAACAAGGAATGCTGCCGCTATCATTATGACGTATGGCAGCACGAGATTGCCATTGTTGATATAGATTATTAGTCTAACATGTGGGGTGGCAAGTTCACCCCACATAAAACACATAAAACAATGAAACAAGAACTAAGAGACTTATCATTGCCAGAGTTTGCCTTTGTCGAAGACGACAAGCCAAACGGCAAACTACATGGCCGCAATGTGATACTCCACACGCGCACTATGAGTATTATTGAAGTCTTAGACAAAAACGAAGTGCTGTATATCGAACCGCACGTACTAACGTGTGAGTTCGACTACATCAACCCATACGCGGCTATCGAGCATAAGGTGGCCATACTGCACGTATGCGCCACGATGGATGCCAAGATAGACCGCGAGGCGATAATGAACAACGTCCTCGACCCTGCCGCCGATTGGTTCTGCCAATACTGCGAATGGGAGGACAAGAATATCCAAGAGGAGGGGTTGACATGAAAAAACTAGACGTAGTACGCGCAGCCCACGAGCGCGGAATGAACATAGCAGGCTTGGCGCAGAAGTTGGGCATCAGCCGCTTTGCGCTAAGTTCTCGAATAAACGCAAACCCGACACTTAACAGCCTCTACGAGATAGCGGAGGCGTTGGGGTGCGACATCACCGACCTATTTCGCGAGCCACGGCCGAGATAAGGTCAAGGCACAGCGAATAACAACTAACGGGAGGGGTTTCTCTCCCGTTTTTTTTGTGCCAAAATACCAAGTGAAACGCTTGCTTTTCCGCTTTAAATTACGTAACTTTGTAAGCGATAATAGCTTACAAACGTAATTGTTTAACCAAAGGCGGAAAATTCGACATGAAACAGGGTGATAAAAATAAAATTGGGGCGGTAGAATTTGAAAAATTCACTAATGAGCTTGCCACAATGGACAGAATAGCCAAGCTTATGGGCGACATAGACACTATGCCAAAAAATTGCAGGATGCAAAAGAAAACTATTAACGTAACGCCATTGTACGACTTACCTGTATTCTACCCCTGCAATGATGGGCAGTACAGATACCCGTGCAGCGATGGGAAGTGGAGGACTTACGATGAGATAGTCAATGAGGCAGCCAAAGCCCAACGCCAAGGAATGCCAGCCCTACCAATATACGCCAGGCAAAGCCAACCGCCAGCCACTCGCAGCATCGTCGCCAGGATAAGGGCAGCCGTTGCCAAGGCATTGGGGAATGGGCAGAGGAGGAAGAGAGGGGAAAGGGAATAGGAATAGGAAAAAGGTTTTTAAGCGACACTTCAAACACTAAAAAAGAATGAACTACACAGACAAGGATAGGGAGCGCATGTTCAGAAAGGCGTTAAGCGCGATACGGAAGAGTGGCGATATACTCTTCATTGAGGACGTGCGTGTATCACTGGGCATAACGCGCTCGACATTATACCGATGGTGGCCGAAGGGTTCGCCCGAATACGAGCGGATATTCGAGCTTATCGAGGACAATAGAATAAACAAGAAAAAGGAGATACGTAAGCAGCTGGGCAAGAGCAATAAGGCAGCCGAGCTGCTAAGCCTGTATCGTATGATAGCCACGGAAGAGGAGCGGCGCGCCATTAATCAGACATACGTCGATGTCAAGGCGGATGTGGAGGGGCGCATTGAAATCGGCTTTGTTGAGGCTGCGGCATCGCCAGTAGAGGACGAGGAGAGCGTTGAATTATGATGCCATTCAAGGTCATAGGGCAATTGTTCCGCGCGAATACCGAAGAGGGAATGCGCACGTACATCAATCAGGGCGGCACCAGCAGTGGTAAGACGTACACCATCGTGCAGGTGCTTATATACTATGCCCTGGTAGATGCTGGTTGTGTCATTACCATTGTGGGGCAGGACTTGCCAAACTTGAAGGTTGGTGCGCTGCGCGACTTCAAGACCATACTGGCTAAGAGTGAATGGCTTTATAATCAATTCAAGATAAACGAGAGCGACCACTTCGCGCTATGCGGTAACGGCTCGATAATCGAATTTAAGTCGTACAAGGATGCGCAGGACGCTAAGAATGGTAAGCGCGACTACCTATTCATTAACGAGGCTAACGGCGTGCCGTATGACATCTATTGGCAATTGCAGATAAGGACACGTAAGCGCGTGTACATCGACTACAACCCGACCGCCCGATTTTGGGCGCACAACGACGTGAAGGGAGGTAAGGGCGTTAAGATAATCATCAGCGACCACCGCGGCAACCCCTTTTTGTCCGAAGACGAACACGCGCGGATAGAGGGGATAGCGGACCCCGAATTGTGGAAGGTGTACGCGCGCGGCCTTACTGGCAAGCTCACGGGCGTGATATTTCCGAACATCAATATCGTTGACGAGTTGCCGAGCCGTGACAGCTGGAAGACGGAGGGCTACGGCCTTGACTTCGGGTTCACCAACGACCCGACCGCCCTAACGCATAACGTTATTGCGCATGGCGAACTATGGACGGACGAGGTTATCTACGAGTGCGGCTTGACAAACCCCGACATTGCCAAGAGGGCGAGGGACTACGGAATAACGCGGCGCGACCTCATCGTGGCGGACAGCGCAGAGCCTAAGAGTATCGCGGAACTGAACAACCTAAGGCTGTGGGTTGTTCCTGCGCCGAAAGGCAAGGACAGCATCAGCACAGGTATCAGCATTCTGAAATGCTACAAGTGGAATGTTACGCGGCGTTCGATTGGGCTTATCGAGGAGCGCGACAACTACAAGTGGAAGGTGGACAAGTACGGCAAGGAAACCAACACGCCGATAGACAAGTATAACCATGCCATCGACGCGGTGCGCTACTTCGCGCTGTCGAAGTTGGGCGTTAAGCGAAAGGGCAGGGCGAAGGCTCATTATAACACATTAGGGTAATATGGACAAGAGTACGAGGTTCTACGAATGGATAGTGCGCGCGGAGCATAGCAGCGACACGCAGCACTTGCAGCTGGACAGGCTAACGCGGCCGCTGCGTGTGGGAAAGGTGGCCACGCCCGACAGCCTGGACGACATGACCATCGGGCAGATGGTGCAGCTGTCCGAGTGCCAGGACGGCCGCGGCATGTTCTACACAATATGCTCCGTGCTGCTGGGCATGGACAAAAAGGCCGTGGACAAATGCTGGGCGGTCGATATTGTGCGGTTCTGCGGATGGGTGTTGGGACAGGTACAGCGCATAAACGCGTTGTTCGACAGCGTGAAGGGCAAGCCAACGGCCGAGGAGGTAAGGGCAGGCGTAGAGCAGTTGAAGTTCGGCGTGTTCGGCCTTATCGACTGGTACGCCCTACGCATGGGCATCACCGACCACGAGGAGGTGACGAATGTGCCGTGGGTGAGAGTGTACAAGTGCATGCAGATGGACAATGAGGTCAAGGAGTTTAACAAGAGATTAGCTAAGGAATACGGCGATGGGCATAGAGGATAAGATACGGCAGATAGCCGAGGACAAATTCCCCGAATATTCCTACATATTCGAGGACTGGAACGCAGCGGCAGAGGTGGCGGACAGGGTGCGCCTGCCTGCGATTATCTGCATCCTGCCAGTAGGCGGACAGCTGAATATGGCGCACGGCATGTTGCGCGATAGCGAAGACCTTGCATTGGCGTTCGTCGACAAGGTGGCGCGCGATGCCAATGGGGACGACAACGAAGAGGTCTACACGCGCATGAAGGCGGCGGCCGCCAAGTTCTTGCACGAGCTGGACACGTGCCGCCACTTCGAGCCATTGCCGGACAAGGTGAGGTACACGACCATATACGAGAGTGCCAGCGCATACTATACGGGCGTATTCGTTGAATTGACACTTGAAGAGAGGAGGGGGACATGCCTGTAATATTCGAGGATGCGGCGCGCACCATCCTAGCCGAGGAGTTGGAGCGGTTAAGGCGCACCATCATAGACCACCATTTCGCGGCAGGCCAGAAGGCCAGCGGCAGGACGGCGGCAAGCATCCGCGCGGTGGTTAACGAGAGTGAAGGAACGTTATACGGCCGTGCCGCGTTCGATGAGCTGGAAAAAGGCCGCAAACCTGGACCAGCACCGAAGGACTTTTACAAGGTCATACTCCAATGGATGCGCGACAAGGGCATCAAGGGAACGCCTATATCCTACACCACGGACAGGCCGCACAAGTACACGCCACAGGAGCGCGGCGACCGAACACTGGCGTACTTCATAGCGAAAAAAATACAAAAGGATGGTACGCGGCTATTCCGCGCAGGTGGCCGCACAGACATCTACTCGAACGCGATACCGCAGGCCAAGCGGCGTATCTTAAAGCGAATTAAGAAGATTATAGAGGTTGAGGTGCGTAATATTCATTTGAACAGAACGGGCAAAAGATGAGGACACAGACGATTGACGGGATGACATTGCGATACCCTGACGATATAGGGATGGCGTTCAACCCTTGCCTTCTAACGGTAGATGGCGAGGACACACAAGAAATGTACGTTACCATGACCGCAGACGGCCATAAGGAGATAACGCACTTCGACACATACGAAGGAAGGTGTTACGCCGATGTGCGCGAATACGTGCAGGCATTCTTTGACACGATGACCTTCGGCGACGTTGATTATAACACGCCGCAAAAAACGGCGATGGGTAAGGAGATAACCTTTGAAGTTCAGCTTGTCAAGCAAAGCAATGAGAATGACAGGCCAACCTTCGAGTTCAGCGTATTCTATATATGGGGCGCAATGAAGATGGGTGGAGGTGAGCAATACAATGACCTTCGTAAACTGACGCACTTCCGCGGCTATCCATTCACTTTCGGCGTGTACATGCCAAAGGCACAAGCGTTGTGTCTAACGATTGACGACAAGGAGACAAAGGTAATCAACATAAGCGATAAGGGCGTTTGGAATGTACCGATAACGCAGGGAATGAATGCCAAAAAGTCAATATTGGCCTACCTTAACGAGGGTGGTAACTCTGTTGTGGTCTTCGACAACACTTTTGACATCACTTTTAAATATGAAACCATCGACAACCCCAGCAAGGTTATTGTAGAAGTTTTAGACGGCTGCGAGAACGGCCATTACCTGCGATGGATAGACAGGCACGGGTTCTATTGTTATTACCTGTTTCATAGCGGCAGCGAGCAGAACAAGACAACGGCCGACAGCCTATATATGCGCAATAACCTGCTTGCTTACGATGCCACCTACGGCTACCGCGGCAATAACGGCCGATTGCAGCAGATGAACAGGGAGGACAGCGTGCCAGTATTCGCCCCATTGGTGGATGCCGATACGTGGGACATGCTGCTCGACATGGTGACAAGTCCAAGTGTCGACCTGTTCCTTGGCTGGAAGGACGGCGCGCCGCGGTGGATGTCCGTAGCCGTGGCCGCTGGGACGTACGCCAAGGGCAAGAACCCGTTGCAAGACTTCGTTTGTAACATCATCATGCCCGAAACAAGCATTCAAAAATTGTAACTATGAGGGACGAGCGATTATACATAGACAACGAACTGGTTGACATCAATGCGGACACGCGCATAACGATGGACATACGCAGTAACCTGTTCCGCAGCATCACGGACTTAGCGAATAACAGCACGCTGTCGATACGCTTGCCGAAGACGGCGCGCAACCAGCGTATCTTCGAGCATGTCGACCTTGTGCAGAGTACTGGCGACTTCGCTTATAAGGGGCATGATGTTAGTTATATCCGCAATGGCGTTAATCTTATCAAGTACGGCAATGTGACGGTGCTACGTGTCACCGACACAGCCATAGAGATAACCATACGCTGGGGGCTTAGCGGCCTACTCGAATACCTGTCACGCAGGGGGCTAATGCTTAACGAACTTGAACTTGACGACAAAATAAGGCTTGAAAAGGAGAACGAGATACACAAGCGTACCGACCTGACGGAGCGCGGCTACGGCTATGCCAATTACGACCCGATGGTGCGTGAAGATAACGTAAGTTACGAGTGGAGGAGTAGCCACTACATGACGTTGCCAAGTTCTGGAACTAGTCAAGTTAATGAAATGCGTTGGGGCGGCCGCTCTGGTAATGGAACGCCGAAAAAAACGTATATCCATCCCGTTGTGTGCGCATCGTGGGTGTTGGGAAAGATAAAAGAGCTGTACAACATGGAGTTTCGGTTTACGAAAAAAGAAAAGGAATACATCGATACCCTTGTTATGCCGCTCGTGACGAAAAAGCCCAACGCGCTGACATATAGCGATAAGTATTTCGCAGACCTGCGGCCGACTACGGATAACGGCCGTGTGCCTTTGAACGTTATTGGCGGCAATGGTCTGTTTAACGTCGACGGCGATACGCTAGTGGCCGCTACCACGGCGGACGTGCTGTTCGACATCAAAGGTAAATGGGAGTTCAGCCTGCAAGGCATGAAACCCAGCGGCACGGGCGGACATGGTGGCGGCTTTTGGAACGAAGACGGCACAGGCACAGCAGGAGGAAAGGACGACAGATTTACCACGGCAAACGCCTATTGGCTGGAATTGAAGATTACAGGCGGTGAAGAGCGTACGTACATCATGGGCGCGGACAATACTTCGGGGTTCACTTTCAGCGTGCCGAGCGGTTACCGCGGTATGGTGGCGTTCGATTACGTGGGCTACGGCAAGATACGCATTAACGAAGGTGAGCGCATCACATTCGAGTGGAACAAGGCTAGCGCGTTCTCGTTGAAGGCCGCCAAATTCAACGGCGGCAGCGTGGCGGCATCGCTCATGAAAGGCGACAACGTGCCTTACAACACATACTATCCCATCGCGGCCAACCTGCCGAAGATAAAGGTGCTGGACTTCGTCAAGTTCTTATCGGCCATAACTGGCACATTCCCGATAAAGGGAAAAAGCACAGAGTGGCGCACCATATTCAAGCCGTTGACGGCTATTTGGGAAGGGCGAAAGGATGCACGCGACTGGACTAACAGGGTTATCGCACAAGGCAGTGAGAATAAGCCGAAGGACATAGCATTCCGATTGGACGGCTATGCGCAGAACAATTGGTACAGGTGGAAGAAGGACGAGGGCGTTAACGGCAATTATGACGGCAACATGCAGGTAAACAACAAGACGTTGGACAAGGAAGTGACACTCTTTGAGTTTCCTTTCGCCGCGACAGACGGCGACAACGTGCCGATGTACAAGGACAACAGCACGCCGACCGAATACAAAGAGCCTACCTATAAGGCGTGTAAGGACAGGATATTGCGGATAGGCGAGGACAAGGGCGGATATGCCACACTATACTTCGACATGGACATGCAGCGCATTCTGTCCGAGAAGTACGGCCTTATACGGAATGCCTTGCAGAATGCTAAGATAATTACCGAGAAGATGCGCATACGCGACACAGATATTGCGCACTTCGACGAAACGCGACCGATATACCTAGCGCAATATGGCGCGTACTTCGCGATATTACAGATACGCACGGACGATAACGGCTTGGCGGACGTAACGATGTTGAAACTAAACTTTTAAACGATATGAGCAATGAGGAGCAGATGATATTGAATATCCGCGTCAACTATGATGATGCGATAAGGGGCATAGCCAAATACAAGGCGAAAGTGGCGGAGTTGAAGGAGGCGCAGCAGCGGCTACAACGCGACTTGCGCGATGGCAGGATAACACATGACGAGTACGCTACATCGTTGGTGGCCGTCAACGAACAGAGCAAGGCTTACCAAACGACTATCCGCGAATTGTCTAGGGAGGTGCAGAACAACATCAAGACGGAGCGCGAGCAGAACGGCTCACTGCGTGCATTACGTGCCGAACTGGCCAACACGACGAAGGAATACGATGCTTTGAGCAGGAGCGAGCGAACGGCTGCGAAGGGTGAGGAGTTGAAAAAGCACATAAACGACATTACTAACGAATTGAAGACGGCAGAGGCGGCTACACAGCGTTTTCAGCGAAGTGTCGGCAGCTATGAGGAGAGCATCAAAAGCGCGTTAGGTGTCAATACGAAGTTCGGCACTTCGATAATGGGACTTGCCGATAATGGAAAGGGCTTGCAGGGCGTGTTCGTCGGAGCGGCGGACGAGGCAAAGGCGTTCGGCTCGACCTTGTTGGGCTTGCTGTCAAACCCCGTATTCATAGCCTTGGCTGGCATTGCTGGTGCTGGCGTGGCATTCAAATGGTTCTACGACTACAACAAGGGGCTACTCCAAAGCACGCGGCTAACGCGTGAGTTTCTGGGGCTTACGGGCGACAGCCTTAAAGCCGTGCGCGATGAGATACAGGCCACGGCCGACACCTACGGCAAAGACTATAAGGAAACGTTAGAGGCGGTCGATGTGTTGACATCGCAGTACGGCTATGACGTGGCGCAATCCTTGGACATCATCAACAAAGGATTTCAAGCAGGCGCAGACCTTAACGGCGACATGATAGCCAAGATTAAGCAATATGCGCCAGCCTTCCACGATGCAAGCATCAGCGGCGAGGAACTTGTCGGCATCATCCAGCAGACGCGCAGCGGCATATTCAGCGACAGCGGCCTTGCCCTCATTCAGATGGCAAGCAAGAAAATTCGCGAGATGTCTAGCGGCACGGCTGCCGCACTCGACGGCATCGGCATCAGCTCGAAGAAATTGCAGCGCGACCTCGAAACTGGCGCGACAAGCACGTTTGATGCCATCAAGCTCGTTAGCGCGAAACTGCGCGAGATACCGCAGAACTCCAACGAGGCAGGCGCGGTGTTAAAAGACGTGTTCGGCAAGCAAGGCGCGAACGCAGGCTTGAAGATGATAGAACAGCTCGATAAGATGGAAATAAGCCTTGACAAATTGCAAGATGCCACAGGCGGATGGGGCAAGAAGATGAAGGCGCAGAAGGAGGCCACCGCGGAACTAAACAAGACCATGTCCGCCTTGTTCGACATGAGCGATAAAGGCTTTGGCGGCATGATTTCACAAGTTAAGCTGCTGGCTACCAAATGGCTAACGGCCTTGCTTAGGGGCGTTATTGACACGATAAACTACTTCATAGACCTGTACAATGAGAGTACGGCATTCCGCGCGTTGGTGCAGTCGCTTGTAGTCAATTTCAAGAACTTGTGGGCGGCCGTCAAGCTGGCCTTCAACCTCATTATCGACGGCGCGAAGAACGTAGGGCGCAGCTTGAAGGCGATAGGGCAGATTATCGAGGGTATCGTTACCTTCTCTGCGGAGAAGATAAAGGCAGGGCAGGATGCGTTGGCCAATAGCTTTGTAACGTCGTTCAAGGACGGCTTTAACGACATTAAAGGCTTTGCCGTTGAAACGATGGGCAACACTATGGATGCCGTTAACGAGGTAATCAGGAACAAGAAGGTAAACCACATCGAGATACCTGCGTATGTGATGGATGCCACCGCGGACAATGTCGACGGCAGTAAGGGCAAGGGTAAGGGTAAACTTATTGACAATGGCGGTAAGGGCAAGGGTAAGGACGGCAAGGTATCGGCCGCAGAGCAGGCCAAGAAGGAGGCAGAGGAGATACGTAAGGCCGAAGACCTGTTAACGCAGATTATCGAGCAGACGGCGGAGCAGCGGCGCACGGCCATCATAACGCAGTACGACCGACAGATTGAGGACATAAGGCGCAGGCTGGCGTATGAAAAGGGGCTTACCATCAAGGCGCGCGAGGCTATAAACGCGCAGATAATTCTGCTTGAAGAGGTCAAGCAAAAAAGGCTTACGGAGTTTGACGACAAGATAAACGAGGAACGGATAAAGCGCGAACAGACCTACATACAGAATATGCTTGCGAGTGTCGAGAAGGGAACGCAAGAAGAATACAACTACCGCATCAAGGCCATTAACGATGCCTACCAGCTGGAACAGGCGGAGATACAGCGGATGGTAATATCCGAAGAGGAGAAGACCGCGCTGCTGGCATCGGTGAATGAGAAATATTACAAGCAAGAGCAAGATGCGTACAAGGAGTATCACAACCATCTGTTAGACGAGCAGAAGAAGGCCATCGAAGAGAGGTACAAGCAAAAGGTTTTAGAAACGGAAATCGACAGCCAAGGCTTAGACGAGGTGGGCATCGCCCGTTTGCAAATGGAGGAAAAGCAAGCCTTATTGGAGGCGGCGCAGCAGCGCGAAGGCGAGACAATCGAGCAGTTCAACCTGCGTAAATTGCAGATGGAACGCGACTTCGTAATGGCCAAGAAGAATTTTGCAGACAAAGAGGTCGAAATGGAGCAGGCCAAGGCGCAGGCATTGATAACCATCACTAACGGCGTGCAGCAGGTGGCCGAGGCATTCAGCGAGGACAGCAAGGGAATGGCCGCCTTGTCTAAGGTGCTGGCACTGGCGCAAATTGCCATACAAACAGGCGTGGCCATCGCCAAGATGACGGCCGCGGAGAGCGGCAAGGGTATTGTCGGCTTGGCTACTATGGCATCAGGCATCGCAGGCATCCTCGCCAATATCGCCACGGCCGTTAAGACCGTCAAGTCGGCCAAGTTTGCAAGCGGCGGCCTAGTGGTGGGCCCAGGAAGTGGCACGTCTGACAGCATCAACGCGCGGCTGTCCAATGGTGAGAGCGTTCTCACGGCAGCGGCCACGCGTATGTTTGCCCCTGCCCTATCTGCATTCAATCAGATAGGCGGCGGCGTACCTATCGCCAGCCAAGGAAACGCCAACCCACAGATAGGTGAGGAGTTCCTCGCGCGTGCCGTGGCTAAGGGAATGATGCTGGCACCGCGGCCAGTGGTTAGCGTTGAGGAGATAACGGCGGCACAGAATAGGGTGCAAACGATAGAGAGGTTGGCAACGCTTAAATAATAATGGCATGACACAATACGAGATACTTAACGCCGCGCAGAGCATTCTGCGGCTGATGGCGGACAACGGCATAAAGGCCGAGGATGTGCGATACCTCGACATGTACGGCGAGTGGTGCAGGCTTAAAGGCGAAGGGCATAAGGTGGAATATATAGCCTATTACCTTAGTGAGCGGTACGAATGCAACCGAGCTACGGTCTACCGCGTAGTTAAGCGCATGGCGCGGAAGATATAAGTTCATTTTTGTTTTTATTTTGGTTTAAACTCTGTTGGGCGGTTGGTCTGTGAAGATTGGCCGCCCCTTTTTGTCGCATAAACCGCGAGTTGTGTTAAAAGGCTTGTAAGCGGTTTACTTACAAATGTAAAGTATCTTTGTGTAGTAATTCATTTTTTTTGTTTATGGCAGTTTTAAAAATACGTAGCGACATACAGACCCAGGATGAGAAAGAGTTCCTCGAATTGTGGGGAATGACTGGCGGCGTAACATATAACGATATTGCAGATTTCTGCGATAATATCCCCGAAGACGACAATACCATTGACGTATATCTTCATTGTAACGGCGGTTCTGTGCTTGAAGGCTGGGGAATGTATGACCGCCTACGCGCGACAGGTAAGGAGATTACGTGCATAGTGGAAGGTAAGGCCGCATCAATGGCCACTATCTTACTTATGGCCGCACCGAAGGAGCGGCGCAAGGCATATAAGAACGCATCGTTGTGCGTGCATAACCCTTGGCTGCCGAATTGGGCATTGGACTACGCCGTTACGGCCGACGACCTGGAAAAGGCGGCTAAGGAGTTGCGCGAGAGCCAGGACAAGATGCTGGACTTATACGTAGAGCGGTGCGGCTGTGACCGCGAGGAAATGCAGGCGTTGATGAACGAAGACAAGTACATCGACACGGACAAGGCTATGGAAATGGGGCTTATCGGCAGCGTTATCGCGCCAATAAGCGCATCGAAAATCGACAATAATTTTATTAACAAAAAGCAAAAGAAAATGGCAGAAGACAAAAACAAGAAGGTGGAGGTGAAAGCATCCATCGTTGACCGCGTGCTGGCTAAGCTGGGAATTAAGAGCCTTAGCGAGTTGGAGTGTGGCATGGACTTGTCCACCACGGACGGCCAAACGCTCACCATCGAGCGCGAGGAGGGAGAACCGCAGGTGGGCGATAAGGCCAGCCCCGACGGCGAGTTCAACATGCCCGACGGCAAGGTTATCATCGTCAAGGACGGCGTAATAACCGAAATTAAGAACGACAGCGGCGCGAGTGGCGGCACCGACCCGAAGGACGAGCCGAAAGGAGCAAAAGGTGATGCCGAACGCATCGTTGCGTTGGAGAACGAAATTACCGAGCTTAAAGCGAAGGTAGAAGAGTTGGAGCAGGCCAAGGCACAGGCATTGGCCAACGCGAAGACGGCCGACGACTTGCGCATCCTCAATGCGGTGAAAATCGCAGGCGGCGAGAAGGCGTTGGCGAAGATTTCTAGCGGCTACGTACCGCCCAGGCGTGAGCCGAGCGGAAAGAACGCATCCGAAAAGGGCGACAAGAACGACTGGGCTGCGGCGGTGGAGGCCAAGAAGGCGGCCATCCGTGACAAGTACAAGAGGAAAGGAACTAACTAAAAAAAGAAAGGAGAAATAAAATGGCAAAACAACTTGCAAACATTCTCATGAACCCCGTCAACGTCGAGAGCCTACAAGAGCTTATCGAGTACAGCATCGACCAGGACGAGAACCTTAGCGATTATCTCGAAATCAAAAAGGTAAAGAATGGCGACCCAGTTGCATTTATTGGTGAAATGGATGCAATAGGTAAAAAAGGTTCAGGGTGTGACCCCGTATTCGACGACATCGGCATGAAAAATGCGCAGAAACGATGGGCGTTAGGAAACTGGCAAGCACCTATGAAGATGTGCTATGATGAGATAGAAGGCTCTGTTGCCGATTATTGCCTGCATCAAGGTACGGCGATTGGTGACATCACCGACATAGATTTCACCAATGAAATTCTACTGCCGCGTATTGAGCGTGGGTTGAAGAAGATGCTTTGGCGCATCATCTGGTTCGGTGATACGGATGCTAAGACCATCGCTAATGGCGGTACGCTCACCAATGGCACAGACACATCGCTGTTCACTGCGTGTGACGGCCTTTGGAAACGCATTTTTGCACAATGTGCCACTAGTTCTAAGCAGTTGACGGCCATCGCAGCCAACACTAAGACTACGGCGGCCGACCAAAAGGCGGAAATGCTCAAAAAGGGCGTGGCTACCGATTTGGTAGACACCATTCTTATGAATGCGGACAGCCGAATTATCGATGACCCCGACTCTATGCTGTTTATGACACGTGCGATGGCCGATGCGTTGACGTACGACTTGAAGAAGGTGCATAACCTCATATTGCCGTGGGAGAAGGTCTTTGATGGCGTGAAAGTCACGACGTATAATGGCGTAAAGGTGGCACGCGTGTCAATCTTCGACCGCAACATCAACGCGTTTGAAAACACAGGCACTAAGCTGAACAAGCCTTACCGCGCAGTGTTCGCCAACAAAAGACAGCTTATGGCTGGTTGTCCTGCTGATAGCCTTATTAGCGATTTGGATGTTTGGTACGAAAGGAAAGAACGCCGCATGTACGTTGACGTACAAGGTAAGATAGGCACTAGCCTGCTCGAAGATGACATGTTCCACGCATCTTATTAAACGAGAAAGGAGGTTATTATGGCAGGAATTTGTGACAGCCTAATCAGCAAGGCGATAGCCATCGATTGCGAGAATCCCATTGTTAAGGGAATGGAGGCGGATGCCATCATCTGTAACCGCGGCGATGTTGACTTCGCGCAATGTTCCTTCGACCCAGACAACAAGAATATTCTTAAAACATTCGTGTTGAAGAGTGGCAAGAAGGGGTTTGCGGTTGCCCAAATGGGGCAAAAGCCGTTCAGCGGCGCAAAAACAAACATGGTGGCTGGAACGTATCGCAATACGTTCACGAACGAGATACCTATTGCGGTACTCGATAATGGACCAGATGTCGCGCAGAACATCATTGACGGACTGGCTAACGGCTCGTTCGTGTTGATTACAAAGAATGTGCATAAGGGCGCAGGCGGCAAAGCGGAGTACCAGGTTTACGGCTACTTCCAAGGCTTGCGCGCAAGTGCCATCGACAATGAGAAGTACAGCGAGGACACGGACGGCGGATGGCTCGTAACGCTACAAGAGACTAGCGTACCGAAGTCGGCCTTGTTCTACTTCAACACGGACAGCAGCACCACGGCTACCGCGTTCGGCGCACTCATTAAGTAGTAGAGCCTATGACAATTGATGCCGCTATAATGTTGGTCGACGAGTTGAGGGGGCGTTTCGATGCCCCCTTCAACCAAACCGACAAGGATGCGATAGAACGCACATACAAGGCCGTTATCGGCCGTACATTCGTGCAGACATCGTGCCAGCAGTGCTATCACGATGCAGTTGTAGAAATTTATCATTACATTAAAAAATACGGAAAAATGGCAGAAGTGAAGAAGTACAACTTGAAGGCTGGGGCAATTATCAATTGCCCGAACTTCCAAGGTGGCCAGGTGTTCTCGAACGAGAACTTGACGGACGAGGTGGCCGCCGAATACTTGAAGAAATACCCCGACCAAGTGGGGCTATTCGAAACGTATGAACCACAAGCCCAAGAGGAAACTCCCGACGAGGACGACACCGCCAAGGGAAACAAGGGTAAGAAGTAACCAAGAGGAAGGGCGAGACTATGAATGTTAAGAATGCTAAGAAACCGCAGCGACGATTTGACAACAGCTATATCAGGCAATACAATCTGCAAGGGTATGGCCATGATAACCTATACCCGCAGAACATCATGGCCATTATCGCGGCATCAGGCACGGCGCAGCTGTGTTTGTCGCGCTATGAGAAGTTTGTCGAGGGGTTCGGACTTAACGACGAGAATTTATCGGCTATGGTTATCAGCCGTGACGGCTCGACTATGGACGACCTATTGCGCGCGGTGGCCAAGGACTTAACCACATTCGCAGGCCTCGCCCTTCACGTCAATTACAATGTGCTGGGGCAGGTCACGGAAGTAAACCACATACCATTCGAGCTGTGCAGGCTCGAAGAAACCGACGGCGCAGGCAATGTGGCGCGCATTCTCGTGCATTGCGACTGGCAGGGGAAGAAGACACGTAACGGACGGCCGCAGCTTGTCAACGACAAGAATATCACGCGTTTCAACACCTTCAACCCCGACCCCATTGTTGTGCAGGCACAGATAGCGGCGGCAGGAGGGATAGACGGCTACAAGGGGCAAGTGCTGTGGCTGTCTATGGACGGCAAGTGGCAATACCCCACGCCGATATATGACAGCGTGATTACCGAGATTTCAACCGATGAGGGGCTGGGCAACGTGAAGTACCGCAACGTGCGCAATAACTTCCTAATATCGTGCATGCTCATCGCCAAGAAAGGCGTGCCGCACATCGTCACCACGACTAATGAGAAAGGTGAGGAAGTGGAGGTGGAGGAAGAGCGGCAGATGATTGACGATGAGGACTTGAAGAACTTCCAAGGCGACACGCGCGGCTCCAAGATATTGTACGTTGAGTTGGAGAACGACGAGGACAAGCCCGAAGTAGTGCCTTTCCCTGTACGCAATTACGACAAGGAGTTCAACGTTACCGAGGCCAGCGTAACAGAACGCATATACTCGCAATTCCATCAGGAGATATTCCACGCGATACGCATCGGTAAGCTGGGGTTCAGCGGTGACGTTATGCGCGATGCGTACGAATACTATGCAGGCGAGGTGACCACCGAGCAGCGGTTTATCGAGCGCGCATTTACGAGCGTATTCGCCAATTGGCACGATAAGGCCATACCGCAGAATTTCTCGATACGGCCGTTAAAGTACATCAATTCACAATCTAACGACAAGGGAAATGGCGAATAAGCACATACTCACGGCCGACAAGTTCAGGGAACTGGCGCGGCCGACGTCTAGGCACATCGAGGAGCAGGACGTTAACGCATTCATTCGCGAATGCGAAGACATGCAGATAATTCCAGCCATCGGGTTAAGGCTGTTCAAGAGACTGCTTGACCCCGACAATTTGGGGGATAAGGAGAAAACGCTACTCGTAGGTGGTGAGTACGAGCATAACGGCGTATTGCGGAAGTGCGCAGGCATCGAGATGGCACTAGCCTACTTCGTGTACGCTAAGATGAGTATAGCGGACGGCGGCATGCTTACGCGTACGGGAATGATGCAGCACCGCGATAGTTACGCGGACAGGGAAGACAATAAGAACAGAATACGCAGGTATGACGAGGCAATGAATGTGGCGGAGAGCTACTTGTCCTCGTGCCTGGCATACATAAATACATGGGATGCCGACAAGTGCGGCCACGGCGCGCGCAAAGTGTACGGCAGCCGAGTAAGAATACACGCAATAGGAGATTAGGCATGGCGACAATCAACGATTTACGCAATAAGGCGAACGCGATAGCTGGCGCAACGCAGGCAGGTGAGAATACGGCGCATAGGGTTGGCGGCGCATTCCAAGATGCTGCCGACCTCATTGAACAGCTTTTGAATAAGAGCGGCGAGGACAGCCGCGTGACGAAGATATTGCAAGACCTGAATACCTTGCAAACGGCCATCAATGCCGAAGTAACCAACCGAATAAGTGGCGACAAAGCGATTAAGGACATCGTAACGACCACCAACAGCGTTGTCGATAAGCTTAAAAAAGAAGTCGAGAAAATGAAGGGCGATGGGCAGACGTCGGCCATAGACAGCCTGGACGAGGTAATTCGATTTCTTGAAGGAATTACCGACGAGAACAGGTTGAAAGAAATGCTTAGAGGTATACGTGAGCGCGTTACGGCACTTGAACAAAAGCAAGGCATTGGGGGTAATGTCTACAACGCCACGGCTAAGCATTTGACCTCATACGGCGACTTTATGGGCGCGGTTGAGGAAGTGCCGAAGAAAGAACGTGTTAACGGCCTTATCGTTACCGCACAAGTCGGCACGGAATGGCAGACCAAGCAGTTTATCGGCATATCGCCAAGAGACGATACGGACTGGACTAACCCCGCTAGTTGGCGCACGTTCGGCGATACTGGCGGCGTTAAGGAGATAGAGTACATCCGCGGCACGGACACGGCCATATTAAAGCCGAACAAGGCAGGGCGCGTGCAACTGAACGTGCCTACAACCCAGGTTGATGAAACGATAACACCAGGCGGCACGAACCCCGTACAGGGCAAGGCCATCGCCGCGGCGTTGGCCAACATCAACCCAGGCAAGAAACTGCGGCTTAACACCATCGAGAACGGCAACGACAAGGCATTCTCAATATCACTACTAGACGAGAACGACGAAGAATTGTCCACAACCGAACAATTCAGCGGCGGCGGAGGCGGCGGCAGCGTGGCGGCAACGAAAATAGTTTTGGAACGCATTACTGGCAGCCTTACGACGAAGGCAGGCGCGGAGGTGAAACTGCAATTCAGGTACGACCATGTCGACACGTCGACCAACAGCAGCACAGGCACGCCAGCCGCGGCGGAGATTAGCGTAATCCGTGGTGCGAACGTGAACGTCATCAAGATGCAGTTGCAGGCAGGCAATATCCACACGATAGACGTTACCAAGTACATCGGCGTTGGCACTAACACCATACGCATGAAAGTGACCGCAGGTGAAGAAGAGAGTAAGCAGGTCAGCTCGCTCACATGGACGGTCACGGCCGTACAGCTTACACTTGCATCAAGCTTTGACATCGCCACAGACATAACGCGCGGCGACCGCGTGAGCATACCATTCGCGCTTACGGGCAGCGGTCAGAAGACACTACGCTGTTTCGTCGACGGCACCGACACGGAAGACCGCACCATCAATGCCAGCAGTGCCAACGGCGCGTTCAGCATCGACACGTCACGGATGGGGCATGGCAGCCACGGCGTGGCGTTGGTGGCCGAATTGGAACTGCCTAGCGGCCTGATTAAGAGTAACGTCATATACTTCGACATCGCGGTGCGTGAGAACGGCAACGACAAGCCGATTGTGGCGGCGCGCTTTGACTATGCCGAGGGTTCGGGATATACTGGCAGTCCCGACGGCGGCAGCCGCCCCTACATCGAGGTGCCGAAGTTCGGCCGCTATAAGTTGCCTTATGCCGTATGGGGCGCAGGCGGAAAGCCCGTGACCATTACGGAGGGAACGCAGGTGGTATCTTCGCGCCACCTCGACTTCGTGCGCGTGGAGTATGAGAGTACGGCTATGATGGACGGGGAAACGCTGTGTAAGGTGACGTGCGGCAATACCACATACACGTACGGGCTGCGTGTAAGCGGTTCAGCAATAGACTTGACCGAGCCTACCGACAATATGGCGTTAAAGCTTAGTGCGGCAGGCAGGAGCAACGAAGATACCAACCGCGAGGAGTGGAAGTATAAGAGCGTGACCACCAAGCTAAGCGGTTTCAAGTGGGGCGGTGACGGCTGGATGGGTGGTGCGCTGCACCTCACTGGCAGGGCGCGCGCTAGCGTAAACTACAAGCCGTTGGCCACCGACGCAATGGCGTTCAGCATCCGCCTGCGCGTTACTGACGTGGTGGACGACGATGCGGTTATCGTGCGCTGCCTTGACGGGGCTAACCACGGCTTTGAGATAACCACGCAGGAGGCGAGGTTCGTCAGTGCAGGAGGCGCGGAGGTGGCGCGGAAATTCGCCACAGGCGAGATATACAACATCGGGTTTGTTAGCTATCCTGCCGTTAAGGCGGACAGCACGCAGGACGAGCGTATAAACGCTAACATGATGTACATCTTTATCAACGGCGAGAACGTGGGCGGCGTGCAGAAAGAGGGCGGCGACAGCGTAAGGCAGGCAATACCTACAAGCGTAGTGATAGGTTCTGACAAGTGCCATGTGGAGGTGTTCTCCATGCGCGGCTACACCAACTACCTGACCGCCGAGCAGATGCGCACGGCCGACATGCTCGACCGCGGAAACGTTGAGGAGCTGATGCGCGAATATGCGGCAAACGACATACTGAACGAGCAGGGCAACGTCAGCCCCGCCAAGTCGAAACTACCTTACGTAATCGTGACGGGTAAGGCCGACAACGGCAATCCCACAATGCTGCAAGCCGCCATCAACAACAACAAGAAGACGAAGTACCCCGTGGACGGGTGGTTGTTCGTTGACCCGAACGACTTCTCGCGCAACTTCCGCGTGGTAGGCGGACACATCAGGCTGCAAGGCACTTCGTCCCTAGCATACCCCACAAAGAACTACCGCCTTTATTCAAAGAAAGCGGACAAGGCGAGCGTTACGGAGATGACCCCCGAAATTTGGCAAGGGTGTGATGCGCAGGGGCGCGGCGGCACTAAGTTGAGCAAACCTAAGATTGGTATCTTCGCAGGCAGCGGCGGCAAGAAGAGCGCGCCCGTTGATTGCTGGTGTCCCAAGGCCGACTACGCAGAGAGCAGCGGCACGCACAACACGGGTGCGGCCAGGCTGTTTAACGACACGCTGAAAGCGGCAGGCTACCTGACACCTGCACAGAAGTACGCCAGCGGCTACGACAAGGACATACGTACGACCATTGATGGTTTTCCGTGCCTGCTGTTCTACCGCGCCACGGAGGACGATGAGCCTATATTCCTGGGCAAGTTCAACTTCAACAACGACAAGAGTACCGAGGAGGTGTTCGGGTTCAGGGACATACCAGGCTACCACGATGCCGAGTGGGTGCGTACGTTGTTCGGAGGAAAGAACCCCACCGAGTGTTGGGAGTTCCTCAACAACGACTACCTTATGGGCAGTTTCCTCGATGCCGACTTCGACGTCAAAGACACCGACGGCACGCCCAAGTGGTTGAAAGTGTTTGAGGCGCGTTTCCCCGATGACGATGCGCTTAATGCCGAATATAAGTCTGGCAAGAAAAAACCCAAGTACTTGCAGGCTGTCGTTGAGTGGGTGAAGTCTACCAAGGACAATCCGCAGAAATTCGCAAAGGAGTTGGCGGACTATTTCAACGTGCCGTACCTGTGCGCCTATTACATGCTGACCGACATCAACGGCTGCGTTGACCAGCGCGTGAAGAACATGATGCTGTGTTTCTTTTACGACCCGAACGCAAGCGACCACCCTATCATGGGCAAGGTGCGCGGTTACTTCATATTCTACGACAACGACACCATCAACGGCCTGCGTAACGACGGCCGCAACAAATACCCTTGGTGGATGGACGAGAACACGCTTGACGAGGAACTGAGTGTCGGCGGCCGTAGGGTGTACGCCTTTGCAGGCCATGACAGCGTGCTGTGGAACAACCTGCGTACGCAATTCGGGGACGAGCTGCAAGATGCGTACAGGAAGTTGCGCGCAAAGATGAGCGACGAACTCATATACAGGTACTTCGACAAGGAGCAGGCCGATATGTTCTGCACAAGGCTGTACAACCTCGACGGCGAAATGAAGTACGTGCGCGCCAAGACGATAGGCGTCGGCGGTAAGACCTATTCGTTCCTTGAAAGCATGCAGGGCAGCCGTAGGGCGCACCGCCGTTGGTGGTTGAGAAACCGCCTATCGCTGTTCGATGCGCGCTACCGCACGGGTAACTACACGCGTACCGACTTAGCTTTTAAGGGCAATTCGGCAGCAGGCGCGACCATCCGCGCATGGAGCGGCCGCGACTGGTACATGTCGTTCGTTCGCGAGGGTTCGGAGCTTATCCATAAGAAAGTGGCCAAGGGTGAGGAGTTCAGCTATACGTACGGCGAAACGGCCAACATCGGCACGATATTCCACCTGTACGGCTGTGAGCATGCCAGCAAGGTAGACCTTAGCGAATGGGGCGGCTTTACCGACCTTACGCTGCCGACATTGCCAAGGCTCGAAACGCTCGTGTTGGGTCGTGACGGCAAGGAGTACGCCCTTACCGAGTTGGCGTTGGGCAAGAAATTGCCGATGTTGAAGGTGATGGACATGCGCAACTACACGGGCTTGTCGGGCATCGACCTAAGCGGCTGTAACCTGTTGGAGGAGGTGAACGCAAGCGGATGCACGGCCTTGACCTCGATGAACCTCGCCGAGGGCAGCCCGATACGCAAGTTGGTGCTGCCTGCCAACTTTGCGAGCCTGTCGCTGCGTTCGCTGCACGACCTCAAACGCGAGGGGTTGGAGTTCGCAAACATGGCCGCGCTGCAATCCATCCGCATAGAGAATTGCGCAGGGCTTGATGCCGTGGCCATCGTTAAGGAGGCGTTGACGGCCGGGGCTAACGTGAAGTGGCTAAGGCTGCGCGCCAACATGGTAGGTGACGGCCAAGACCTGCTGCAATGGATGCGCGCAGGCATCGGCGGCATGACGGCAAGCGGCGAGCCGCGGCCGAACAGGGGCGGAGTGTTGGGCAGATACCAGCTCACGAACTACATGGGTAAGGGCGACTACAACGCGCTGACCGCCTATTACGACGGGCTGGACATCAGGCAGCCCGAATACACTATCGTTGAGCTTACTGATGCAGTACAGCGCGGCGGCCAGTGGGTGGAGGTGGCCAACGATGCCAACGTGAGCAACCACGACAACAAGACGGGGCTGCTGTACAACAACACCTACCGACCTAGCGGACACGTGCAGGCCATACTCGATGCGCGGCACCGCGTGTTGGCCAAGATGACCAAATACGACCAGTTGGGCGACAGGACTGACAACGAGATGACGTTCTGCCAGTTGAGCGATGACGACAGCAATTACTTCCATGACGGCACGCCTGCCGTGTTGGACGGCGCGCAGGGTGAGCTGTTCGTGTACAATCCGCACTTCTGGTACAAGGGCGTAAACGACTACTTCGGCAAGAGGAACATCATTGCGTGGAGCAGCAATGCCGAACGGCCGAGCGTTGCGCCGCACAAGGCGATAACGTTGGATGCCATCAAGGCCGCGGCCGCATACGAGGACGGCAAGGAAGTGTTCGTGAGCGGCGACAACGTGTTGCGCAAGGCGTTGGCCGATTATGCCGTGTGTACCATTGACGTGGAGGGCTGGAAGAGGGTGCGGTTCTGCACCGCGCCGACAAGGGCGAGCGTGTTTGTCGATGCCAACGGGCGTAAGGTGGGCGAAACTATCGTGACGAGCGATGACGACTTCGATGCAGGCATGTATGTCGTTATCGACGTGCCTAAGAACGCCGTCAAGCTTGCGTTCACCATTTGCAACGTGGCGGTATGGACTGATGTAGTGCTTACCAATAGCGCGGAGCTTGCGGACGTCGAACCCGACTGGGTGGAGCATGCGCCGCGGCTCGTGAGCGCGCCGCGCCCGACAAAGGTAGGCGGTAAGCTTAGGGCTATCATGAGCGGCAAGCCCGATGCAGGAAACCAAAACGCCATGAATGCCAACGCATACGCCGTGGGCAAGCGCGCCATGCGCTCGACCGAATACTGGGCGTTGCTCGTGGGCTTGTTCGTTTCCAAGTACGGCCGCCGCAACGGCACTTCCATGTTTGGATACTCGAACTATACGGCCGCCAACGGATTGACCGCACTGGCAGGCATGCGAGATGTGCTTTATAAGGGAAACAACAATTACGTTGTCAAGAGTGACGGCCAAGAGGTTTTGATACAGAATACTGGGGCGATGGGTTACGAGAATTGGCCAGGTTGCATGGCGGAGGCGTTGGAGGACAGCGGTGCGCTGACCCTTGCGCGTAACGCGAACGTGCCGCACACGGATTGGCGCACCATCGCGCCCGACGGAAAGGAACACAAGCACGTGTTCATGAGAAACTTAGACGTAAGCACGAGTTTCTTGCGCCGCACGTGGTGGGGCAAGCACCTAAACACGGCGCGCGTGGGACAGGCGAACGGCACTGGTGCGACATACTGGGCGGCGGCGTGCGGCCATAACATGGCTTATACGGATGTGGTGGTAGGCCAAAATGGCAACACTAGTAACATCGGCACGCTAGCTAGTTTCACATTCGGATGGTTGACAACGCTGCGCATGGTGTTTGACGGCAAGCTCAAAGAAGAACGGTTGCCTATCGAGTTCATGAAATTGAAAGATAAGATATTCGACGTATGATAGAGGTTAGTAAGGAGTTGCTGGGCGGCAATGCCGCAGGCATAGAGGAGATAGACCCGATACGCGGCGTGTGGCGCGTGCGGTTCGGGCGCGAGAGTGGAGAGGACGGCACACAGACATGTCTGTATGCCGACTTTGACCACAAGCCGACAGATGCCGAGATAAGGGAATTCATAACAGAACACTACGACGCGGCATGTGATGCGGAGTGCGAATGGGGCATGCGCTACAATGGGCTTATAGTGTATCTGTCTTATGAGAACAAGTTCAATTTCAAGGCGGCGTTCGACATCGCGGCGAGAAACCCTGAAAAGAGTTTCCCACTGACGTTCAAGTTCTGGAAAGACGAGAACACGCCAGTATATTGGGAGTTCAGGACGATTGACGAGCTGACGGAGTTCTACGTATCTGCAATGCAACACCTAATGGCCACCTACAACAAGTGGTGGGCCAAGAAAGACCGCGAGATAATGCGGCTTATCGACGGCTACAAGCCCCTTACGCGCGACAAGATTGAGAAAGGGGGCGAACCATGAGGGGTTGCGGATGCGAGAAAGGGCTGCTAAGGTGGTTGCGGCCGCCTTATGCCAAGCTGTTCCACCCTGCATGCTATGAGCATGATGCGGACTACGAGAGGGGCGGCGGCAAGGAAGACAGGCGGTGCGCAGACCGCGCGCTGTACCTCAACATGCTTTCGATAGCCGACAAGCGCAAGGGCAGGCCTTATGCACATTGGCGGTTGGTGAGCGTTGCCCTGCTATACTACACGGCTGTACGTGCCTTTGGGTGGCATTATTTCAATTATAAATAACATTTTAAATTTTAACAATTATGAAAGTATTAAAGAAAGTAAGAGAATGGGTTGAAAAGAACAGCGACAAGATTAACCACTTCCTGGTGTGCATCCTCATCATGCTGTTGTTTATCAAGTTCGACCTCGTGGTGTTCCATCGCGAAGTATCGGAGGCTATGGGGCTGGCGGTGTTCTTTACCCTTAGCGTGGCTATCGCTAAGGAGGTGGCCGACTTTTTCACCTACCGCAAGTTCAGCGGCGGCGACCTGATAGCTGGCGTTATCGGCATCGCAATAGGCATGGCCTTAACGCCGTATTTCTTTATTTGGGGAGTTTAGTTTAAGTGTGTACGGGGGCGGTGGGAACTCCCCCCCCCGTATTTTTATACAATAATATGCAAAATGGAAAAGAAGACATACAGCAGTGCGCCGCTGCCGTTCATGGGACAAAAAAGGCGGTTTGTAAAAGAGTTCCGTAAGGTGTTGGCGGAGTACCCCGACGATGTGACCATTGTAGACCTGTTCGGCGGTTCGGGCATATTATCGCACACTGCAAAGGCAGTAAAACCTAATGCAGTAGTGGTTTACAACGATTTCGATAATTACCGAAAGCGTTTAGAACACATACCGCACACTAATGCGTTACTTGATAAGATACGGCCGTTGGCGTGTTCCGTAGACAAGCTGCACCGCATACCGAATGACGTTCGCGACCGCATCCGCGAACTGGTAAGGGAGGAGGAGCAAAAGGTCGATTTTGTGGATTTTTATACGATTTCCCAGTCGTTGATGTTCTCAATGAAGTACGCCACCAGCTTGGGCGAGTTCTTGAAATCGACATTGTACAACCGCATGGTCGGCAATGGCTACGATGCAGAGGGCTATCTTGACGGCCTGACAATCGTAAGCGAAGATTATAAGGTGCTATTCGAGCGTTACAAGGACACTCCGAATGTGCTGTTTGTCCTCGACCCTCCCTATCTGTCCACCGACGTAGGCGCATACACGGAATACTGGTCTTTGTCTAAGTATCTCGATGTGCTGCAATTGCTTATGTCGCGCGACTTCATTTATTTCACATCCAACAAGTCGCAGCTGTTGGAGCTATGCGAATGGTTTGGGAAGAGTGGGCTAGGGCATAACTTTTTTGGCGGGGCAAGGCGCATCGAATTGCCTGTGAGGGCATATAGTTTAGAATACATCGACATCATGATGTATAAGCGCGCATCGGCAGATAAGGCGGCTAAGACCGCATAATGAATGTATAATATTTTAAACGATTTTATATGATGGATTTTAGATTTTTCTTTGCATCGCTTTTCTCAGCCGTGCTGGGCTTTTTGTCGCCCATCACCGACTTCATGATGGCGGCGGCGATGCTGTTCGTCGTCAACTTCCTGTTCGGCCTGTTGGCGGCATCCGTAGGGCATGAGGGATGGCAGTGGAAGAAGGCATTCACCTTTTTTTGGCACTGCTTTATCTTTTTCGGCCTGATAACCTTCATATTCATGTGCGGCCATTTTATGCACAACCGCGAGGGCGCGATACAATGCGTTTCCGTGGTGTGCTATGCGGCCATATACATGTACGGCGTGAACATCTTGCGTAACTTGCTGCTTGTCGTGAAAAAGGACACACCGCTGCACAAGCTGCTCGATTACGGATATTACGTCTTAACGCTGAAATTCTGCCAGAAATTGCCGTATTGGAAAGAGTACGTTAACAGCGGTACGCGCAATCATGGCGAGATAGATGCGACCAAACCGAGGGAAGGGCAAGGACATGGCTAAGCTGGAAGTTCTCGCGCCCTACATCCTCGCGTGGGAGGGCGGTTTCGTCAACGACCCCGACGACCGCGGAGGGGCGACCAACAAGGGGGTAACGCTTGCCGTGTGGCGCAAGCAGGGGTACGACAAGAATGGCGACGGCGTTATCGACGTGGCCGACCTCAAACTGATTACGGCCAAGGATGCCACGGACATATTGCGCAAGTGCTATTGGAACAGGTGGCAGGCCGACCGCATCAAGTCGCAGAGCATCGCCAATATCCTAGTCGACTGGGTATGGGGCAGCGGAAAGTGGGGCATCACCATACCGCAGCAGATGCTGGGCGTTACGCCCGATGGCGTGGTGGGTGACAAGACCATTGCCGCGCTTAACGAGCAAGACCCTATCGCGTTCTTTAACGCCTTGAAGACACGCCGCCACGAGTTCTTACAAGGCATCTGCCGCACGCGGCCTGCCAACTACAAGTTCTTGCGCGGCTGGCTCAACAGGCTAGACGGCATCAGGTACGGCTCACTGACCTACGGCCGTAAGGAGGTTAGGTTCTAACATCGGCGTTTTAAGTACGAAAAATAGCGGTTTAAGTACGAAAAATGGCGTTTTAAGCACACTTATAAGCGCTTTAAGTACACTTGTAAGTGTTTTAAGTAAAAAGTAAGTACAAATGTAAGAATTATAGTTTTTCATGAAAAAGTTTGTTTTGGCGATAATAAGCACGATAATCTTCGCCGCACTTGCAGGGTGTGGCACAAAAAGGCTCGTAGAGGCTCATATTTTGCGCGACAGCGTTTATCTCTATCGCGATAGTGTAATACTAAGGTACGTAAAAGATAGCATCACAGAGCGCGAAAAAACGACCATTTCGACAAAACGCAACGAGTTGACGGGGCAAGACACCATTTTTGTCGTCCGCGAAGTGTGGCGTGACAGGTGGCGGATGCGTGCCGACACGATACGGAAGGTGGAGTGGCGCGACAGGTGGCGCACGAAGATAGACACGCGCGAGGTTACGAGGACGCGCAGCGGCATAGGAGATGCCTTGATGTTCATTGTCGGCCTGCTGTGCGTATTCGGTGCGTATGCGGTCGTGTCAAGGCTAAGGCGATAGTTTGTAAGGGGTGGTAAGTGAATTGCTTACCGCCCCTTACTGCGTTTATTTGTCCGTGCCAACCTGTGCGAGGTTGTCGAGGATAAGCCGCATGGCCTTGTCCGCGTGCTTGCGCATAATCTTCAAGTAGTTGAAGATGGGGCGGTTTCCCTTGACACTCTGGCCGATGCAGTACTCCAGCACTTCAAGTGATACGCCCAGGTCGAACCCGTGCTGTACGAATGACTTGCGCGCCGAATAGTAGCACACGCGCCGCGCATCGGGCAGGTTCAGCTCCTTAGCCAATGCCTTGATGCCGCGCGTTACGTATTGCAGGAAGTTGCGGTAACTGAACTTATAGCCGAAGTCCAGCCTGCCAGTCTTCTTGTCCATCCACCTGTCGATGATGGCGCGCGCCTCTGGCTGTATGGTGAATGATATGCGCTTGTCCGTCCGCTTGGTATTGCGTGACTTGTGCCGCACGTATTCGAGTACGGAGGTATTGCGGAAGTCCACGGCCAAGAGGTCTATCAGGTTGATGCCACCCAGGTAATACGACAGCATGAAGAGGTCACGCGCCACGCGGCACTTTTTTAGTCGCGGCTGCGCATCGCGGATGGCCGCCACGTCTTCGGGAGATATGTCCAACTCGCGCTCCTCGTCAGTCGGCCTCTTCCAATAGGCGAACGGATGCACAGAGTACGTGACCAGCTGCGCGCGGATGGCCCGGTTAACGATGGTGCGCACCATCGATATGTTCATGCTCGTGTAAGCCCTTGACAGGCCGCGGCGCAACAGCCACCGCTCGAAGTTGGCTATCGTGTCCGTGCCTATTTCCGACAAAAAAACGTCACCGCCCGAATATTCGCTGAACAAGCGCAGCGAGTTGGCCAGCATGGCCGCGTATGTCCCTCGGCCGTCTTCGGTCAGTTCCGCGCGGTACTGCTCCGACACCTGCGCGAACGTGGCCGCGGTGGAATGCGGCCGCATGGATGCCAGCAGGTCACGCAATTGCTTGCATGTGTATATGTCAGGGTTTGGCACTCTTTCCAGCCGCCGCTCGTAGTCGTCGAGCAATGCGCGCAGCTTGATGTTCATTTGGTGCGCGCCTGGAATGCGCACGACGATGCCGCCAGAGAACTCGCTGGGGCTGTTCACCTTGTACTTGGTTACGATGTAGTGTGTGGTTGACTTATGTCCGATGGCTATGCGTATCTTGTACGTGCCATCCTTGGCCTGTGTGTAGCGCAGTAATGCGAGCTTGATTGTTGCCATTTTTTATGCCTTTAAAATTTTCGGAACAAATAAAAAATATTCGCTTAATTGCTCAAATTTGAGAAATAACAGCGTTTTTTTATTAGTCGGCATTCGGTGGCCGCAGGGTTTGGAAATGGGCGAAAAGCCTTTAAACGGCTTGTTTACGTGGCTTTTCGCCCATAGTGATTCCGTTGGGGTTCGAACCCAAGACCCACAGCTTAGAAGGCTGTTGCTCTAATCCAACTGAGCTACGGAACCAGTATCGCAACGCCTGATGTGCGCGTTTTGCGGTTGCAAAGGTATGAAAAAAAGGGGGGATAGCAAAATATTTCGCAATAAATGTTGTTGCAAAAGGTGCTGGGTTCGTCTGTTTTTTTAGTTCATGGGTTTGTTACTCCATCGGCTTGTGGGGTTGCGAGTTGGCCAGTTAGCCTGTTAAAGAGAAGCATGAAGTAGTTCTTGGCATAAGGAAATAGGGGAGAGAATATCTGGCAACATGGCAAACAACGAGACGGATGATAGTGAAAGCCAGTCTTAAAGGTGAATAAAAAACGCTAGGAGGCACTAAAAAAGTGATGATTTTCTTGGTAAATAAGAATTAAAATAATACTTTTGCAGAAATAAACAATGAAATAAGGCAATATGTTGAGCTTTAACGCATACTTCTTTTACTTTTACTTTACAGGCAAAATGTAAAGCGGGAAGATGCGTGCCAACATTAACAAGAATATAAGCAATTAGATAATAACAGTCACATCCCGCTTCAATCAATTGAGGCGGGATGTTTTTTTATTCTAACAGAT